AGCGCAACCACATCCTGTTTATTTTGTCCGAGTGGGGCAACCAGCACGGCACCTGGAACGCGGGCAAAAAACGCTACATCCTGCCCAACGGGGCCACCATCCACGCCTGCCACGCCCAGCACGAAAAGGACGTAATGCTCTACCACGGGGCCGAGATCCACTACCTGATCATCGACGAGCTCACGACATTTACCGAGTGGCAGTACGTCTATCTGCGCAACCGGGTGCGCTGCACGCTGCCCATCCCCGCACAGTTCCGGCACAAGATCCCCGGCATCGCCTGCGGCTCCAACCCCGGTGGCGTGGGTCACGAGTACTGCAAAAGGACTTGGGTCGATTTTTGCCGGGTCACCGCCGCCCAGGCCGAGGTCGCCAAGGCCTCCGGGGTGCGGGTCTACGAGCACCGCACCCACCGCGACGACACCATGATCCACTATGCGATCAAGCAGGCCCCCAAATCCGATGGCGGCATGCTCCGCGCCTATATTCCCGGCCTGCTGGAGGACAACCGGATACTGATGGAGCGCGATCCGGGCTATATCCATCGCGTGCGGGCCATGCCCGAGCCCTACCGCAGCGCCTATCTGGACGGCGACTGGGAGATTTTCATTGGCCAGGCGTTCAATTTCAGCCGCCAGCACCACGTCTGCCACGACCATCCGGTGCCCAGGTACGCCCCGCTCTATTTCACGTTCGACTGGGGATTCGCCAAGCCCTACAGCTGCGGCTGGTGGTACGTCGACGCCGACGGGCGCATATTTCGGTTCGCCGAGCTCTACGGCTGGGCCAAGACCCCGGACGTGGGCCTGCGCCAGACCGACTCCGAGATGGCCGAGGCGGTGATCGCCCGCGAGGTGCAGCTGGGCCTGCGCGACCAGATGGGCAAGTGGATCGGCAAGCGCCACATCGTGCGGTTGGCAGATCCGACCTGCATGAACAAGAAACCGGACTACAAGGGCGGCGGCCAGGGTCCGAGCACCGCCGAGGTGTGGGCCGCCGCCGGGCTGATCCTGCAGCCCGGAGACCCCTCCCGCGAGCTCAAGATCCGGCAGTTCCACGAGCGGCTGCGGGTGCCGAAAGACGGCTCCATGCCCATGATGATGATCTTCGAGAGCTGCAAGCAGTTTATCCGCACCATCCCGCTGCTCCAGCAAGACGAGCACAAGCCCGAGGATGTCGACACCGACATGGAGGACCACATCTACGACGAGGCCGCCCATGTCTGCATGGCCCGGCCCATCCGCCTGCAGCTGCCCAGACCCAAACCCAACTCATACGCTGCCCGCATCGATGCGCTCAAGCGCGGCGACGTGGACAGCTACGAGGACTACGCCACCGCCGAGCAGGACCACGCCATGCGGGCCCTGGACGGCGACGGATGGGATGCCACCGGAGAGGAGGACCACTACGATGATGGCCAGCTGGTTAGTACTGTTGAGTAGCGCCCTGGTGGCCGCCGCCCTGCTCTATGCAGGGCTGTGGACCGGCTACTGGATGGCCCGCAACGCCCAGGACCGCCCGCTGCGCAGCCCGCTCAATCCGCCGCGCAGCCCGGCCCGCCGCCGCCCCATCGACGAGCCCGAGGGCGATCCCTATGTGGAGGCCATGACGGCCCCGCCCACCGAGGAGGGCCGTGTGCCCACACTGCCCGACGAGAGGAGATAGCAGCATGAAACTACTCTGTGAGATCTGCCACAGCTACATCGCCCGGTTCGACGAGACAGCGATATTCCAACCCATCGCCGGGGTGATGTTCACCAGCCCCAACCCCAGGCGCCAGATCCCGCCGCCATTCGCCCGTGGGTTCGGCTGGGAGGCGATGCGTTGCCCGGTGTGCCGCAAGCGCCCGATGATCAAACCGGCGCGGCTGCTGACCGGCCACCCGCGCTGTTTCGAGACGCCGGGGGTGGAGCCCACCTATTTCGATGTGCCCGAGCGGGCCGCCAGGGTCGAGCAGGCCGCCCAGGCCGCCCAGGCCGCCGAGCAGGCCAGAGCCGCCCGCATCTGCGCCGTGTGCGGCAGAGAGTACACCAGCGCCGAGACCCTGCAGCGCTACCACACGCCCTGCCCCACCCTGGCCCAGGGCAACGAGGATTAGGAGAGGGGGCCCGTCATGGCAAAGATCGACGGACGCTGGAGCCTGACCGCCGACCACCTGTGCGATATGTGCTCGACCAGCGAGGATGCCGCCGTGCGCCGCAATTGCGGACGGCAACTCCCGGCCACCAAGGGCGATATCGAGGACCTCTACCACGAGCTCACCGAGCGCCAACGCGCCTATCTGGACGAGCTCATAGACCTGCTCGCAGAGGCCCTGCGCTGCAGCCCGATCAAACGAGGTGATGACCGATGACCACCACCGTAACAGCATCAAAACAGCCCCCCGCCGACACCGGGTTGATCCCCACTGTGGGCAACCCCGAGGTCGGCTACAAGGTATTCCATGTGCTCGACGACATTTTAAAATTCAAAAACGAGATGGGCCTGCCGGCCAAGTGGCAGCGCAACTACGAGCTGGCCCGCAACCGGCACTGGAAAAACCGGAACGTCAAGGCCCCGCTGGTCACCGCCAACCTGCTCTACAACCACCGCCAGCGCACGGTCAACCAGCTCACCGACAACAGCCCCACGTTCAACGTCAAGCAGGTGGGCGAGGTCGAGGCCGAAAAAGAGGATGTGTTCGAGATGCTCCTGCACACCGCCGAGCACTGGTGGGGCGACACCGAGCAGCAGGCCGAGCTGGAGCGCAGCGTGCTCAACGGCGAGACCTACGGCTGCGCCATCGAAAAGATCTGTTTTAACCCCGAGCTCGAAAACGGCATCGGCGAGGTGGACACGGTGATCGTCGACCCGTACCATTTCGGCTGGTATCCGGTCAAAGCCATGGACCCCCAGCGGGCCGAGGCGGTGCTGCACTTCTACCCGCAGAGCGTGCGCACCCTGCGCCGGGAATACCCGGACAAGGCCCAGGCCATCAAATCGGACGACGAGTACCTCAAATCGCTCGGAGATGAGCGTTTAGAGATGATCGGCACCGCAGCCAAGCGCCCCAGCGGCTATCTGAGCACCTTCGCGGGCATCGTCAAGAACCTGCTCAACCTCACCGCCGAGGGCCAGGGGGTGGACGCCGAGACCCTGGTGGTGGAGTGCTGGGTGCGCGACCACACCCAGCGGCCCGACGGCGCCGGAGACCTCTATCCGGGCAAGATCCGCATGGTCAAGTGCTGCTCGGGCGGCAGCGTGGTGCTCGAAGACCGGTCCAACCCGTCGATCAACCCCGACCTGGAGCCCGAGCAGGCCAGCTTGACCTATCTCTACAGCCGGTTCCCGTTCGTGTTCGTCCACAGCGTCACCGACACCAGCTTCCCCTGGGGGATGAGCGACTACGAGCAGCTGGAGGAGCTCAACGTCGAGGTCAACAAGACCCTATCGCAGCTCACCATGATCAAGGACCGGCTCAGCCGCATCAAGCTGCTCAACCCCTCCGACTCCGGCGTCTCCAACGACGAGCTGACCAACAAGCCGGGCATTCTCAACCCCACCAGCGCCATGACATCCCAGGGCATCCGCTATCTCGACCCGCCCCAGCTGCCCCCGGACCTGCCCAACCTGCTCACCATCTACAGGGACCTGTTCTACGCCGTGGCCGGATCGTTCGAGCTGGAGCAGGCCCAGCGCGACGGGCGCGATGTGATCGCCTACAAGGCCATCGCCGCGCTTTTGGAGCGGGCCGCGACCATGCTCCGGGGCAAGATCCGCAACTACACCCGGCTGATCCGCGAGCGGGGCCGGATGTACCTATCGTGCGCGATGAACTGGTACACCGAGCCGCGTTGGATCAGCTACGAGCAAGACGGCGACGAGCTCACCGCCGCCATCCAGGGCGCTGAGATGATGATCCCGGCCAAGCTGTCGGTGGTCAGCGGCTCCACCATGCCGGTCTCCAAGGTGCAAGAGCGCGAAGAGGCCCTGGCGCTCTACGACAAGGGCGCCATCGACTCTGAGGAGCTGCTCAAAAAGATCGAGTGGCGCGACTGGAAAAAGGTCACCGAGCGCATGCGCCTGGGCACCCTGGGGGTGTTTCTCCAGCGGCTGGGGGTGATGGGATTTCCCCCGGCGCTGCTCCAAGCGCTGGAAGAGATCGGGGCCATGGAAGAGCGCGATTTCGAGCGGGCCATCGAGGCCGGCGAGATCCCGCCGCTGGCCGCGCTGCTGCCCGGACCCGAGGATATCGACGCCGCCGAGCCCGAGATGCCGCCCGATATGGCCGCCGAGCTGGACAAGGCCGCCGCCGAGGTCCAAAAGCTCCAGGCCGAGACCCGGCTGGTCGAAGAGAAGATCGTCACCGAGAAGGTGGATCAGCAGGTCAAGCTGGCCGGGGTGCAGTTCGACGAGGACAAGCTCAAGATCGAGCGGGCCCGCACCATCAGCGACATCGAGAACGCCGCCCGAGGCCAGGAGCGCGAAGATGTCTCCACGGTACAGAGTGTCGGCAAGGCCGAAAGGGAGGAGGCCCGCGCCGAGCGCGGCGAGCAGCGCGAGGACAAGCGGCTGGCCGCCGAGATCGAGACCAAGGAGGCCGAACAACGCGCCCAGGGCCCGCACCGCGAGCGCGGGCTCAAGAGCAATAACCAGCAAACGTAACACAAAAACACGATGGCAGTCACGTCACAAGATACGCGCTAGAATGTGGATAGTGGCGTGATGTGAAAGGAGCCAACCTGATGCCCGCAGCCTACGAAGCGATGCGAGACCATTTCGCCCGCGAGAACCGCGCCAATGGAATGAGCGCCGCCGCAGCGCTCAAGGCCGCCAAGACCAAGGCGGCCAAAATCTACAACGCCAAGCACAAGGGCCGCCCGGTCCATCCGGGCATGCACAGCCGCAAACGCAAACGAAAACGCTAAGCCCTGGAGGTGCGGTCCAGGGCCCACAATAAGGAAGGGAGGTGCGCCATTATGGGTCACACAGCAGCCAAAAGCCCCGAGATCTATTACAACAGGTCCCAGCCATGGTCGACGCGCATGGAGCTCGACTATATCAACCGGCTGGGCACCCACCGGCTGGGGCGAGGCCAACCCTACATCGCTATGAGCACCCGCGAGCAGCTGTTGCGCCGCTATCTGAGCGCCAGCAGCCACCGCGACTGGGGCAACATCGATGGACGGCGGGCTCTTGCGTTCGCCCGCAAAGAGCTCATGCGCGAGATGGCCGTATAATGCCGCTATACGACTACGAGTGCGGCTACTGCGGCCACATCGCAGAGCGTATCGAGCAGCCCGACGACCAGCGCAGCAAGCGCTGTCCGAGCTGCAACCTGCTCGGGGCCAAGCGCATCATCAGCTGCGGCAACAGCGCCTATCTGGGCAACCAGGACGCCCCCTGGCTCAAGAGCGTGCGCGAGGTGGTGGGCACCGAGACCCGTGAGGGCAGAGCGTTTCTGCGTGACCCGAGCCGAGCCAACTACCACGCATGGATGGATCGCAAGGGGCTGCGGCCCCTGGAGCCGGGCGAGCGGGGCGGCAAGCCGTCCAGCAGCGGCCTCGATGAGCAGCGCATGGTGCGCCGGCTGGTCGAGCGGCACCGCAAGCGTACAACGGTCAGCATAAGGAGTGCGAAGCAATGATCCGCATTACCACCCCGTATTTTTGCGCCGGGGGCGTCGTCTGTAATGGTGTGGTGATAGATGCCGCGCCCATCATCAAATGGATGATAGGCAAAACGATTGCCGATCTGCACCGCTATTGTGAACGCAAAAAAGGATATCGCTTGGAGGTGCTGGAATAGTGAGGCGGCTGGCGGGTTGTCACATTTCCAAAGTGCTGGAAGGCGGGTTACTACCCGCCAGCCGATACCGTAACCCTGCATTGCGCTTATCTAATTATTCGGCAAAAGGCAACCCCGAAAAGGATAGTAGTGGACGGCAGGCGATCCATTCCGTCCCGTATTTCCGGCTCCCACGCCAATGGAAGGAGGTTTTTAGGTAGGATAGGTTGCGTAACACCTGCCGTCCCATCGCAACCCGCTGACAAGATAGGCACAAAGCCACCGGCAACGCAACCCGAAAAAAGAGAGGAGGTTAGCAATGATAGCAGACAGGCGTAAGCTGCGGCAAATGTTGGGCCTCGATTCAGATGAATTTACGACCCCACGCGGCACGTTTGCACCTGAGCCCGGTAGATTCACGACCCCACGCGGCACGTTTGCACCTGAGCCCGGTAGATTCACGACCCCACGCGGCACGTTTGCACCTGAGCCCGGTAGATTTACGATCCCTCGGGGCACGTTCGCCCCGAAACCTGGCCGTTTTACGACCCCGCGCGGGACATTTACGTTTTAAAGGGAGGACGAGATGAGCGAAGAGATCACCAACACCGCCGCATCGATCAAGGCCCACACCCGCATCAGCGCCCGCGACAAAAAAGGCGCCGGCGGCGCTTTCCACTTCTATACCATCGCGCCGCGCCAGCTAACCGACGACCGGATAAGCGGCCTGTTCGCCCAGGTCAAGTTTCAAAAGGGGCCCATCGCCGAGCACGGGGTCAACGGCTGCACCAACGAGGACCTGCTGGCCATCGTGGATCACCGGCTGGAGTGTTTCCAGGCCGGATCGCACCCGTGCGATGAGAACGAAAAGGCCCTGGAGCATGTGAAAAAGGCGCTGGGCTACCTGCACAGGCGCACCCGCGAGCGCCAGGAGCAGGGCGTCGAGGGCACCAATGCCCGCCGTAAATCTAACCGAGTTTTTATGTGAGGAAGACATGCAAAAAGACACCCGCTATATCCTGGAGACCGTGGCGCTGATCACCCAGATCGCCAACGCCCACTACAAACCGGCCATCGAGGCCGAGCCCCAGCGCCAGAGCGTCGAGCTCGACCGGCGTATCGTGGCCCGGCTGGTCACCATAGCCCAGAGCGTGGCCGCCGGGTTCAACAACAAAGAGCGCTACGATCTGGAGATGATGACCACCCGGCTGGCCGCCCACTACGGCGACACCGAGCACACCGGCCCGGTCGAGGAGCTCACCATCGACCCCGGCGAGCTCGACATCCCGGAGAGCGCCATCTACAGCCGCGACGAGCCCGAGAAGCTACGCGCCATCCCCAAGTGGGGCATCTGGACCAAGATCGGCAAGACCTTGGCCGTGCGCATCGACGGCCCGTTTGCCTGCATCACCAAAGAGGGGCCGCTGACCTGCAACGACGGTTATCTGGTCCTGGACGCACAGGGCTACCCCTACCCGGTGAGCCGGGAGATCTTCGAGACCACCTACGCCAACGAGCTCAACGAGCAGATCGCCGGAAGGTGCGTTCTGCCCGACGAGGGCGCCGAGACGGCTGTAAAACCCTGACAATTGTTGGGGTTATGTGTTGACGCGCTCAATTTTTTAAACGTACAGCAGTTGTTAGGGTATGATGTGTGGCTGTTCACTTTTGGCGGGCTTTATCGAGGAGCGCAACAACTAGGGTGGGTGCTAGGTTTGGTGGGCCCGCCGGAAGTGACAGCTCACCCAGCAGCCAACCACAAGGGAGTTTGCAATGTCTAACGACAACCAACAGGCGCTAAACGACGCAGGGGCTGCGCCTGCCTCTGCCGCTGCACCAGCAGCACCGCTCGAATTTGGAGACGGCCTGGTGTCGACGACGGAGTTCTCCAACGATGCTACTACCCCTGCACCGTCCGATGCCACCTCGCCCGACGGGGGCGCTAAACCCGAAGGCCAAGACGCAGCGGCCACCGGTGACACCACCGGCGATGCGGCCGCAAAGACCCAGTCAGACGCGAGTTCAGATGCCGACGATGTATCAGGGGGTCGGCTCGATCGTGATTCGCGGTTCCAGCAGGTGATCAAGAGCAATCGACACCTGAAAAACCAGCTGCAAGATCTGACCGCCAAGCACGATGAGGTGCTGTCGCGTCTTGAAAAGCTGTCCACGGGCCAAGCGCAGCCGACGGCTGGTGATGCCGATGCCGGAAAAGTGTTAGGCATGAGCGAAGAGGAGTTGCTGGACCTGCAGGCCACCAACCCCGCCAAGTATCACCAGATGCTGGTCGACAGCCTCACCAAGCAGATCACCGACACGGTGAGTCAATCGGTGACCAAGGCCACCGACCAGCGCTCTTATGAAGAGAGCGTCGGCAAGACCTTCGAGGCCTACGCCAAGGAGCACCCCGATTTCGACGATATGTGGGATTCGGGCGATCTCAAGCGGTACATGGACAGCCATCCGGGCCACAACGCCATCAGCGCCCACATGGCCATGACATCCGAGGCCAGGACCAAGGCCGCCGTGGACGCTGCTGTCAAAAAGGCCACCGACAAGATGCGCAACGACCTCCGCACCAAGGGCCGTGCCGCCGTACTGGGCACCGGCCCCTCCGGCCAGATCGATCGGCAAGGAGCCGCAGGCCAAGAGCTTGCTGACTCCAAGAAGTTTGGGGGGCAGTATGCTGTACTCGCCCGTCGAAGCGCCGCACGCCGCGCCCAGTAGTCGTCATAGCGTAACCGCCCCCCGAAGGGGGATCTATGACACTACCATTCGAGGAGCTTGAAGCGATCACCAACGATTACTTCATGCTCGATGGCGGCAAGGCCGTCGATATTTATTTCGACACCAGTTTTCTACTCAACTACCTGCTCAAGCAGCAAAAGGGGCTGTGGGAACGGCCTCCGGGCGGCGAGAAGATCCGCGTGCCGCTCGAATACGACGGCCAGGAGGCCGAGTTCTACGCCCGTGGCGACACGGTCAACTCCGATGACCGCGAGTCCATCAACGCCGCGTACTTTGAGTGGAAACACGCCTACGGCAACGCGACCATCTACCGCATCGACACGCTGAAAAACGCCGATGTCTATGCCCAGGTCCAGCTGGTGGCCCAGCGCGTGGGCGGCGCCCAGAAGTCGTTGACCAAGCTGATCGCCAGCTCGATCTACGATACGCCCGGCGGCAACTCCAAGCGGCTGACCGGCTTGCGGGCCCTGTGCAACGAGACCACTACCTTGGCCTACGGCGCGATCCAAGAGGCGGAGCTGGTAGCGGCCGACGGCACCACGCCGTGGGAGGGCAAGATGGAGGCCACCACCACCAACTTGACCCTGAACGAGATCCGCACCGGCGCCTCCAACGCCAAGACCCGCGACGGCAAGGGCGGCAAACCGGACCTGGTGGTCACCACCGAGACCAACTGGAACACCATCGCCGACATCCTGCAGGTCCAGCAGCGCTTTGTAAACAGCGACCTGACGGCCAAGGCGGGCTTTACCGGGCTGCACTTCGAGGGCAAGGATATCTTTCCCGATGACTACTGCCCGGCCAGCCACCTGTTCGAGGTCAACAGCAACCATCTCGGGTTCGCCGTCCACGCCAACGGCAATATGGTGCGCACCCGCTGGGCTATCATCCCCGACAGCCCCCAGGACAAGACGCTGAAGATCTTTTTCGACGGCAACATGGTGTGCAACAACCGCAAGGCCCACCAGGGCTACAGCGACATCAGCTAACCGTTTTTCTGACCTCCGGCCCCATTGAGCCTCCAGGAAGCGGAGCAGGGGCCGGATAGCTGCTTCCAGATTGGAGCAAGATCCATGACCAGACCATTGAAAAAAGCGGGTTTTTCCCAGGGCATTTATGCCATCAGCGCCACCCAGAAAGAGGAGCTGGGCACACTTCGCGTTTTGGCCGACGGGCGCATGTTCCGCTACGCCAAGGCCGGAGCATCGGCCCTGGCCGCCGGCAAGATGGGAATCGCCCCGGCCATCGCCGCCGATGTGACCAATGAGGCCTGCGCCTCGGCTCACGCCATCGGCGACTATGTGGTCGAAGAGACCATCACCGCAGCCGTGGCGGCCTACGCTGAGAACTTCTTCCAGGGCGGGTTTTTGCAGGTCAATGACGCCACCGGCGAGGGGCACCAGTACAAGATTCAGAGCTCGACCGCCGTGGCGATCAGCGGCACCTCCATCGCCTTGACCTTAGAGGACCCGATCCGCGTGGCCCTGGTCGCCGCGACCAGCGAGTTCACCCTCGCCCAGAGTCCGTGGCAGGGGGTGACCGAGTCCACCACCGAAGAGAGCCTGCCCGTGGGCGTGGCGCCGGTGGCGGTGACTGCCGCGTACTACTACTGGGCCCAGACCCATGGACCGGCCCTGGTGCTGGTGGCTGGCACCCCGG